TTTTTTATAAATAGATAAGTATATCCAAAATAATAAACAGGAGTAACACTAACATGAATTTAAATGAACAAATTCGCAACAAGTGGGCACCAGTGATCTCTCACCCTGATCTTCCTGAAATCGCTGACTCCCACAAGAAAATGGTTACCGCTATGGTCCTCGAGAACACAGAGCGTGCTCTTCGTGAGGCTGCTGCACAAGGCGCTAACCAACAGCTTCTTTCAGAAGCACCTTCTAACACTATCGGTGACAACTTCGGCGGCGAGTTCGCTGGTTTTGATCCCATCCTCATCAGCCTTGTTCGACGTACTCTGCCGAACCTGATGGCTTACGACGTATGTGGTGTTCAGCCTATGACTGGACCGACTGGTTTGATCTTCGCTCTTAGCGCTCAGTACGCTCCGGATGGTGCTAACACCACTCCTCGTACCGAAGCTATGTACGACGAAGCCGACACCGACTTCTCTGGTACTGGTGCACACTCTGGTAACTCTCAGTCTGGTGGTAAGGGTACTGGTATGGCTACTTCCGCTGCTGAATCACTTGGCGAAGCCGGTGGTACTGCATTCGGTGAGATGGCGATGAAGATCGACAAAGTCACTGTAACTGCTAAGTCACGTGCGCTGAAGGCGGATTACTCGCTTGAACTCGCTCAAGACCTGAAAGCAGTACACGGTCTTGACGCTGAAGCTGAACTCAGCAACATCCTTGCTGCTGAGATCTTGGCTGAAATCAACCGCGAAGTAATTCGTACGATCAACACTGCGGCTGTTGCTGGTTCGCAAGGCACTGTTACTACTAACGGTACTTTCGACCTTGACACTGACGCTTCAGGTCGTTGGTCAGTTGAGAAGTTCAAGGGCCTGATGTTCCACATCGAGCGCGAAGCTAATAAAGTAGCTAAGGACACTCGACGTGGTAAGGCTAACCTGATCATCTGTTCTTCTGATGTTGCTTCTGCTCTTCAGATGGCTGGTGTTCTGGATTACACGCCTGCTCTGAACAGCAACTCTTTGGCAATCGACGACACTGGTAACACCTTCGCAGGTGTACTGAACGGTCGGTATCGCGTATACATCGATCCTTACGCAACCACTAACTACATGAACATCGGCTACAAAGGTTCAGGCGCATTTGACGCTGGCATCTTCTACTGCCCCTATGTTCCTCTGCAGATGGTACGTGCGGTCGATCAGGATACCTTCCAGCCGAAGATTGGTTTCAAGACTCGTTACGGTCTGGTCGAGAACCCCTTCGCTCACTCAGTACAAGGTACTCCTGCTGTATCCGACGGTGCAATCACCAGCGGTACCAACGCATACTATCGTATGTCTACGGTCAGCAACCTGTTGTAATAAAAAGAATCCCAATAGGGACATTTTTGAGGGGCGCTTTGCGCCCCTTTTTTTGTATATAAATAATAGAAAACATGGTATAATCCTATTATGGCAATGAATAAGAATATGCTATCGCCTGTTGGCTTTAGTTTTCACATTAAAAAACTACCCGAACTGAATTTCTTTGTTCAGAGTGTTACTATGCCTGGTGTAAGTTTGCCCGTATTTGATCAACCTACACCATTCAAAGCTGTTCCTCGTATTGGTGATCACTTACAATATGGAGAGCTAGTTGTTACTTTTAAAGTAAACGAAGATTTGGGTAATTATATTGAAATATATGATTGGCTAAAAGGATTAGGTTTTCCTGATGATTTCGATCAATATAAAGATCTAGCTGCTGACAATAAACAATTAACTGGTGATGGTCTTGAATCAGATGCATACTTAATGATAATGTCAAGTGCTATGAATCCTATTATGCGCATTGATTTTGAAGATGTATTTCCTACATCGCTCGGCGATTTTAGCATGGATTCACGTGATACGGGTATTGAATATATTGAGACGACTGCCACGTTTAAATTCCTAAGATATACATTTACAAGTCCATAAAAGTGTAGTACAATAATACTTTATTGTCCATAATAGCGCACACATGACTCTTGATGAAATCTTTGAATTATGGGGTGAAGACACCCAAATTGATCGTACTGAACTTGGTAATGCTGCTCTCGAACTAGCAAAACTCCATCACAAGTACTATCGCATATTCTCTCAAGAAAGACTTACCTACAAGAAACTCGAAGCTGATATGAAACAGTTGAAGCTTGATAAGTATGAGTTCTATGTAGATGGTCCAACAGAGGATCATATTGCAAAAGGGTGGAAGCTACCACCAAAAGGTCGTATCCTAAAATCAGATGCGAATCAATATGTCGATGCAGACTCTGACATTATAGCACATAATCTCAAACTTGCATATCAGCAAGAAAAGCTAGAACTACTCGCAGACATCATCAAAACAATTAATAATCGTGGATTCCACATTAAGTCAGCAATTGAATGGGAGAGATTCAAGGTAGGAGCATGAAGATAGTTGTTACTGGTGCTTGTGGTTATATAGGCTCTCATCTTGTAGTACGACTAGCCGAATTGGGTTACGAAGTCATATCGACTACAAATAACATAACAAAAAATTATGATCTAGTCAAAAAGCATTCTTATGTTTTAAGAATGAATGCAAATCAACATCATGATATGTACCTCGATCAATCTGATACATTGATACATCTTGGTGGTTATATTTCTGTAGAAGAATCGATGTCAGATCCTCTTAAGTATTATGAAGGAAATACTGCTGAGACAATTAGATTATTAAAACAATACAAATGGAATAACGTTATCTTTGCGTCTACGGCTGCATGTTTTGATCCAATATCTCATTACGCAAAATCAAAACTCGCCGCTGAGTGGGCAATTAAAGCAATTACTCCTAATCATACCATCTTTCGTTTCTTTAATGTGGCAGGTATCAACGAAGACCATCACTATGTCAACCCTACCACACACATCATTAGTAAGCTAGCTGAATGTGCTGTTGATAAAACAAAGTTTATCATAAATGGTAATGATTTCGATACTCCTGATCGTACATGCATAAGAGATTATATAGATGTCAACGATCTAGTTGAGGCTATTGTCAAAGCCATAAATAAACCAGCAAATACTGAATATGAATGTTTGGGTTGTGGACTAGGCTATTCAAATAAAGCAGTATTACATACAATGGAATCAGTGATAGGAAAACATATCGACTATGATTATGGTCCGCGAAGAGATGGTGATCCTGCAAAACTCGTTGTTCCAGAAGTTTCAGAATATTTAAACCCTACAAAAACATTATGGGATATGTGTGAATCTACGTATGGATATTTTAAGAATCTCAAAAATTAATGAGGTCTATAATAAAGTAGCCACTGATGATCGTGGTATTGCCGAAGAACTGTCTGCGTACTTTACGTTTAAAGTACCTGGTTATCAATTTATGCCTGCGTATCGGAATAAATTTTGGGATGGTCAAATCCGTCTATACAACACATCTACACAGATGTTATATTCTGGCCTCAATAATTATGTGCAGATATTCGCCAAAGAACGTGGCTATGAAGTAGAGTATGAGTATGATAATAGCGCAGAGAATTGGTCTGTAGCTGAAGCGAATAAGTTTATCGAAGAAGAAAAGTTTACAATGACGCCACGCGATTACCAGATCGAAGCGTTTGTAGACGCAATACGATATAAGCGCGGTCTGTTTATATCACCCACAGCGTCTGGTAAGTCCTTCATCATTTATATGGTGATGCGTAAGTTACTACGTCAGACACTGATTATTGTGCCTACGACTACACTCGTACATCAGATGTACTCTGATTTCGAAGAGTATGGATTCAACAGTGAGAAATACTGTCATAAGATATTTAGCGGCAAAGATAAGAATACAGACAAGCCAGTCGTTATTACAACATGGCAGTCCATCTATAAGTTACGCAAAGATTGGTTTAAGAAGTTTGACGTTGTGATTGGTGACGAAGCACACCTCTTTAAAGCTAAGTCACTGACATCTATATTAGAAAAGATGGAAGATACAGAGTATCGCTTTGGTTTTACTGGTACATTAGATGGTACACAGACACATAAGCTTGTGCTCGAAGGTTTATTTGGTCCTGCGCAAAAAGTTATCACAACGAAGGAGTTGATGGACAGTGGTACATTGGCAGACTTTAAGATTAAAATACTCGCATTGAAATACCATGACGAGATCCGTAAGATAGTATCGAAGATGGATTATCAAGCTGAGATGGACTTTCTCGTATCACATGAAGGTCGTAATAAGTTCATCAAAAACCTCGCACTTTCGTTAAATGGTAACACTCTTTTACTGTTTCAATATGTTGATAAACATGGTAGAATACTGGAAGAGATGATAAAGAAAGAAGCAGGAGATCGCAAAGTATTTTTTATACATGGTGGTGTCAAAGGCGAAGAGCGTGATGACATACGAGGTATCGTAGAGAAAGAGAACAACGCCATTATCGTTGCATCGTACGGTACGTTTTCAACAGGGGTAAATATCAAAAATCTGCACTCAATTATTTTTGCAAGCCCATCAAAGTCAAAGATACGTAATCTACAATCGATAGGACGAGGACTAAGAAAATCAGACACAAAAGATTCGGCAACATTATATGATATCGCCGATGACTTATCATGGAAATCAACATCGAACTTTACATTGAAGCATTTGATGGAGAGAGTAAAGATATATGATGAAGAAAAGTTCGACTACAAACTATACAGCATAGGACTCGACTAATGCACGTAGTCATAAAACTTAAAAATGGTGAAGAAATATTTGGTCGTATGATGATTAAAAATGAAAATAGTATAGAGCTCGATGATGCTATGCGCATGCGCTATCATATCAATGAAGAAACTGAAGCGCCAGTAATGTACTTTACAAAATATTGTATCTTTAATAAATCTTTTAATGTTACAATACCAAATGAATGTATTATGCATGTGTTTAAAGATCCAGTCGATTCTCTTATCGAATTCTATGAAAGAGAATTAGAAGATTGCAAATTATCGTATGAAACTCCAAGAGAAAAAAGAAAACCAAGAATACACTCAGAAAAAGATGAAGTAATATCGGCATTGTTCGAAAAACTTAAAGGTGATCATGAGGTACACTGATGGCAAACTATATCAACAACAAAGAGTTCTATGCTCTGTTACAACAATTTAAAGCTGACTGCACAGAGGCAGAAAAGAATAATCAACCAGCTCCACGAGTACCAGAGGATATCGGCAAATGTTTTATGATGATTGCCACAAAGCTTGCTACGAAAGCAAACTTCTCTGGATACACATACAAAGATGAGATGATATGTGATGCCCTTGAAAATTGTGTGGTAGCTGTACATAGTTTTAATCCAGAAAAATCTAAAAATCCATTTGCATACTTTACACAGATTATTTGGTATGCATTCCTACGACGTATCGAAAAAGAAAAGAAGCAGACATACGTCAAATACAAATCACTAGAACAATTAGTAGTCGATGCAGAATTCCTCGATGATGAAGGCTCAGATGCATACAAGAACTATGACATTGCCAACGAGAAGATGAAGCCGATCATTGATAAATTTGAAAACAAACAGAAGAAGAAAAAGATTGCAGAGCCAAAAGGCTTGGAGAAATTCACTAAATGAAAATTGCATTGATTACCGATCAACACTTCGGAGTACGTAATGACAGCATCCAATTCCACGAATACTACAAAAGATTCTACACAGAATTCTTTTTTCCAACTCTTAGAGAAATGGGCATCAGAGATATCGTCGAGCTCGGTGATATTTTCGACAGGCGTAAGTATGTTAATTTTGATACCTTGTCTCGCTGCCGTGAGTACTTTTTTGATCCTATCGCTCGTGACGGGTTAAGTTTACATTGTATCGTAGGCAACCATGATATCTATTTCAAAAATACTAATCGAGTCAATGCACCTGATCTCTTGCTTGGCGAATTCGACTTACATGTGTATTCTGATCCACAAGATGTAGAGATTGGCGGCACATCTATTTTGATGATGCCATGGATCAATAGTCAGAATTATGATGTCGCGATGTATGCTATCGATCAATCAAAGTCTGACATATGTCTCGGCCATCTCGAGTTCCAAGGCTTCGAGATGTATCGTGGTGCAGTAATCGATCATGGTCTATCGCACAAAGCATTTCAGAAGTTTGATATGGTTTGTTCTGGTCACTTCCATCACAAGTCTACGAAAGACAATATCAATTATCTTGGTGCGCCATACGAAATGACATGGTCAGACTATGATGATCCGCGGGGTTTTCACATCCTCGACACCGAAACAAAAGAGTTAACTTATTTTCAAAATCCGTTTATAATGTTCCATAAGGTTTTCTATGACGATAGTCAAGGTGAAGAGATATTGAAGCAAGACTTTGCAAAATTGAAGGATACACATGTCAAAGTGGTTGTCAAGAACAAAGACAACCCATACTTATTCGATCTATACATCGATAAGTTGAATGGCGCAAATCCTGCACATATGCAAGTAGTCGAAGACAACTTCAACCTTGATCTCGAAGATGATGAGAATATTGTAGACGAAGCTGAAGACACCATTACTATCATTCGGAAGTACATAGATAATCTACAACTGAGTGACAATAAACCAATGAATGATCTATTCTATGATCTATACCATGAAGCGTTGAGTAACGAATGATTTATTTTAAGACTGTACGTTGGCAGAACTTCTTGTCGACGGGCAATCAGTGGACTGAGATCCAACTGAACAAAGCACAATCTACCCTTATTGTTGGCGAGAACGGAGCAGGTAAATCTACCATGCTCGATGCTATCTCGTTTGGTCTGTATGGCAAACCATATCGCAACATCAATAAGCCACAACTTGTCAACAGCATCACATCCAAGCGTTGTGTTGTTGAGGTAGAATTCTCTTCGAAAGGCAAAGAATACATGATTCGTCGAGGCATCAAGCCAAATGTATTCGAGATCTTTTGTGATGGCAAGCTTGTCGATCAGAATGCATCTGTGCGAGAGTATCAAGAATACCTCGAGAAGAATGTACTCAAACTCAATCATAAATCATTTACACAGATCGTAGTCATTGGTTCTGCTAACTTCATTCCATTTATGCAGATGAAGGTGTGGGAACGACGTGATGTCATCGAAGATCTACTCGACATTGAAATCTTTACGAAGATGAACAATCTACTCAAAGAGAAGATCAACAAAAATAAAGATGATGTCATTGATGCTAAGTATCAGATAG